TCAGGCCGGAAAGACGCCGGTGGACAGGTATCGGTCGCCCCGGTCGCACACCACGAACACGATGGTCGCATTCTGCTCGCGGCGGGCGATCTCCTGCGCGGCCCAGCAGGCGCCGGCAGCGGAAATGCCGCCGAAGATGCCCTCTTCGCGCGCCATGCGGCGGCACATGTCTTCCGCATCGTCCTGGCCGACACTGATGGTTTCATCCACCGCGCGAGGGTCGTAGATCTTCGGCAGGTATTCCTCGGGCCACTTGCGGATGCCCGGAATGCGCGAGCCCTCCTTCGGCTGCGCGCCGATGATCTGGATCGCGGGGTTCTTCTCCTTCAGGAACCGCGACACACCGGTGATGGTGCCGGTGGTGCCCATGGCGCTGACGAAGTGGGTGATGCGGCCTTCGGTCTGCTCCCACAGTTCCGGGCCGGTGGTTTCGTAATGGATGCGCGGGTTGTCGGGGTTGGCGAACTGATCGAGCACCCTGCCCTTGCCCTGCGCGACCATGGTGTCGGCCAGGTCTCGCGCATATTCCATGCCGCCGCTCTTGGGCGTCAGGATCAGCTCGGCGCCGAACGCCTTCATGGTTTGCGCCCGCTCGATGGAGAGGTCTTCCGGCATCACCAGCACCATGCGGTAGCCGCGCACGGCCGCCGCCATCGCCAGGGCGATGCCGGTATTGCCGGAGGTGGCCTCGATCAGGGTGTCGCCCGGCTGGATCTCGCCGCGCTCTTCCGCCCGGCGAATCATCGACAGCGCCGGTCGGTCCTTCACCGAACCCGCAGGGTTGTTGCCCTCCAGCTTGCCCAGCACGACATTGCCGCGCGCCTGGTTGTCCGCCGCGCCGATGCGCTGCAACGCCACGAGCGGCGTGCGGCCGATGGCGTCTTCGATGGTGGGATAGGTCTTCATATGATGCTACTGTGCCATAATTCGCCTCTTTGATTTTTGCGTCGCCCGGGTGGTGGAATTGGTAGACGCAGGGGACTCAAAATCCCCCGCCGCAAGGCGTGCCGGTTCGATTCCGGCCCCGGGCACCATGGCTTTGCTGCTATGGTTTTAGGAATCTGTTCCGCATCCAGTTCCGCACGCGTTCCGCAAGATGGCGCCTGACACGTCATTCACTTCCGCGTTTGACCTCACCGTCCCGACCTTCAGAAGGCGCTCATGGTGAGTATTTCCGGCGTTTCGGTTCAGACCTACTACTCCATCCAACACGTCAGAGCAGCAGCTTTCTTCGCGCGTGAGATGCGGGCGCTCGAGACCCGCCTGCATGGCACGGTGTGGCGCGAAGCGGACAATGTTGCTGGACTGGGATACGTCGCCGCGACCCTTTTTTCTGCCGTCGGATTTTTAGAGGCTCTCGTGAACGAGATCTATGCGGACTCCTTGACGCAGGATGGTCATCACTTGAAGCATCTGGGGCCTGAAGCCCTCAAGCGTGTTGCCGCAGGCGCTGTGGATCGCGACATTCAACGCTCCCCCGTCACCGATAAGTTCAAAGATTTGCTTTTGGCGGCAGGCAAAAAGCCGCTGCTGAAGGGATCTAGAGTCTCTCAGGACGCACAACTAGTGATCGATCTTCGCAACGAGCTCACTCACTACAAAGCCGCTTTCTTCGATATGGGAAGCCCTGGCATGAACCGTAAGGGTGCTTTCGTAGACGGAAAGTTGAAGCGCGCGATCCAAACCAAATTCGCCCCTCGGGACGGCTCTACTAACCAGGCCAACTCTTGGATGGGAGCTGGATGCGCTTCATGGTCAGTCGGGGCAGTGATTTCATACGCCGAAGCGACTTCAGCCGCTCTCGATATGCGACCTCTTCACGCCCATGTTCGGGAAGCCCTTATCATCGATTGACGATCATCATGGGAAAAGGTATTACTTCCGAGGCGTGAAACGCCCCTTCAAGTCTGCGTACGCGTTGTATGGTTCCGGCCGTGCTGCAGGCGCCGCTCGGGTGTAGTTCCAAGGCAGCGGGGGCGACGCTACCGACGCGGGGTTGGGGTCACGCTTGAGCGCTTGCACCCAGCCTCGTTCATACGAGTCGAACTCAGGTGTACCTTGCGCATAGGGACAAACAAATGCGCTTCTGTTTGTGAAGTAGCTTCGCTCGCCTTCTTCACGAACCTTTTCTAAATGCTCCATACCGTGCGCTCCCGGTTAAATCAGCCCAGCGATGACGTGAACTCAGAAATTCCTTAGCAAAAGAGCGGTGCTTGTCTCAGTACAGTGCCCAGACGAATTCAACTGAAAATCGTCAGTCGACGAGCTCGTGACACGGAGTTTCTCGTCCCCTGACGGGGGAGACAGGAACATCATTAGGGCCCGCACTCAGGAATTTCCGTCAGCTGGTGTTGGGCATCATCCTGGATCGCGGCTGCGCTACTGACACCTTAGTTAAGTCGCCAAGAAACCAGACTGGGCTACCACCGCAGTCGTGGGCATTCCCCTGAGACGTTAGCGTGCGAGATTATGGAGCTACCCTCAACGCGCTCATGCGATACCCGAGCTCAGCCCTCTGCCGTTCGATCGAGTCCAGCCGCTGGCGCTTCTCCTCGCCGCTCAAGCTCGGGTCGGCCATGATCGCCTTGGAGCGCTGGTTGAGCGCAGTCATTCGCTCGCTGGCGTTGTTGAACGCGGCGCGGTGCTGGAGCTTCGGCGCCTCGTCGCGCATGATTTCCTGCGCTTTCTCCAGGTCGCCCCGCTTGAGGGCGTCCCGGTACGAGGCATAGGCCTGTTCCACCTGCTTCGCCTGCTCATACATCTGGGTGACGTAACGGCTGCCGCCTGAAGGCAGACTCTCGGCGAAATTTCCCACCAGGAACATGTCCTTCAGGCGCATGTCCGGCCTTTCTCCGCGGTCGAGCGCCGGCCGCGCGATCGCGTCGGCTGCAGCCACGGCAGTGACGCCGGCCCACGAGAAGTACCCGCGCAGGAGGTAGTCCACCTGCTTCGGCGACAGGTCCGACCACTCGCCCTTTAGCAGCCGGGCCGGGTCGGGCAGCCCCCAAGAGCCGAGCATGCGCGCCACCTCTGAGGTGCGCTCGTCGTAGCGATCCTGTGACCGCAGTCGCTGGTCGGCCTGGCTCTCGATCGCGCGGCCGGTGAAGCTGTCCTTGTTGGAGTAGATATCGAACAGCGGCTTGAACGCCTGCGGCATCGGGTCGAAGGAGAAGGTCTGCGACACCATGTGCGCCAGCCGCTGCCGGAAGCGCTCGCCCGTCATCTCATCGGACACCATCAGCTCCGCCGTGCGCTCGGCCAGCGTCCCGATGGCGCCCACCTCGAAGGGCTTGGGGATGCGGTAGGCCGTCCCACCGATCTTGAACCACCAGTAGCTGTCGCGGTCCCAGTCTTCGCGCTTCTTCCAGTCGTCGTCATCGCTGTAGGCAGCCATCAGTCCCAGGCTGGCGAGTGAAACCGCACCGGCCACCATAGCGAAGCGACGCGGGTTGTCGTGCGCGGCGCGACCCAGCTTGTACAGCCCCTGCAGCCGTGCGTTCAGGAACGGCACGGACTGGGTGAGGAAGCGCACCACTGCGTGATTGCCGGACATGCTGAAGTCCATCAGATCGCGGGCCATGAAGGAAGCTTCAGCATGGCTGTGCCCCTTCGCCACCAGCCGGTCGTACAGGGCGGCTCGGTTCACGTTCTCGGCCCGGTCGCCCAGTTCGCTGTAGGCATTCCAGACGGTGGACAGCTGCCCGGTCAGCTTCTTCCAGCCCTGCTGGTCCAGCACCACGCCCCCCAGCTTTGCCACCTGGTCGCGGAGCCGGTCTGTGTTCTCCTGGGTGCCGAACTTGATGATGCCGCCGCTGGCCAGCATCGAGGCGTAGGTCTGGCTGTCACGCGCTGTGAGCTTCCAGCCCCGCGCCACGTTAGCCGCCGGGTTGTAGCCCAGCTCGGATTGCGCGATGGCGGACAGGCTGTCCCGGATCAGGTTGCGGATCTTGAAGGTGGGGTTCACCGTCACGCCGAAGGTGAGGATCTGCTTCATCTTGGCCAGGGGCTTCATCAGCGGGCTGGCGGTGTAGTTGAGCGCGCTGATGGCTTCCAGCAGGTACGGATCTTCCACGGCCCAGTGCTGCGCCTCGCCGTTGCGCATCACTTTCACCGCCCCCTTCGTGCCTTCCTGCACGGGGTAGGCCACTCCCAGTTTCTCCGCGGCGTCCATCGTGGCGAGCGCGGCGCGGTTGCGCGCGGCGGCGGCGTATAGGTGGCTCCAGTTCAACAGCGTGTTCTGCAGAAGGTCGGCGTTGAGCTTTTCGGTTCCGCCCTTGAGCTTCTGCCAAGCCTTCTGGTTCACCAGCCCGGAGCTGAAGCGCCGTCCCTGCATCTCGCCATCGGCCATCAGCCGATAGAACGGGACGTAGGGCTGGTCGCGAAACAGGTCGTGGGCCCCCTGGTCGATCAGGCCCGAGTCGAGAGCCATCTTCAGCACGCCCTCGTTGAAGCTGTTCAGGTCGGCCATGGCCTTGGCATACACCGGGGCGCGGTTCGTGCCATCCGCCATGGAGCCGGCGTTGAGCGTCTTGAGCACACCGATGTCGTCCACGCTCATCAGGTTCTCTTTGCCCTCGGCTTTCAGGCGCTCGGCCCGCTGGGCAGCTACCCACCAGAGGAAGCGGTCCTGCTCGCCCTTGAGATCGGCCAGCACCTTGGCGAAACCGCCCTCCTTCACGTCCACGTCCGGCACGCCATCCCGCAGGTACGGCCGGCCGTAGAGCATGGCCGCTTCCATCGTGCCGTCGGCGCCCTTGGACATCCGGGCCAGCATGTACGCCTCCTGGCTCAGGTCCTGGATGGGTGCGAACTGGTCCACCAACGCCTGCTTGGCGCGCACGCCGAAGCTCTGGCGCAGGGCGTCGGCCCGCTGCTTCAGTGTCGGAACCGTCGCCGTGCCAGCCACCTTCTCCCAGACCTGTTGCTGCACCGCCGTCATCGCGCCCATGCTCGACTCCACCGCGGCCGGCGCGGTCCGGTAGCGTTCGATCTCTGGGGTCGCCAGCGCAGCAGCATCCAGTGGCGCATCACCCGCGCGGTCAATGGCCCTCATCACGAACCGCTCGGCCTCGTTGTAGGTCATCCTGCGGATGCCGGCGGCCAGGCGCTCCATGCCCATGCGATCTGCCACGCCCGCCATCCAGTTGGCCAGGGCGCGCACCCGCAAGCCCATTCGCGTCCCGGCCTGCTTCTGCGCGCGCAGTTCTTCCGCGATCACAGCCAGGCCTTCCTCCACCGCCAGCGCCTCGTACTGCGCCTGCAGCTCACTGCCCCCATAGCCCTGCTCTCTCAGAACCTGCAGCTGCTGCGGCGCGTCCGAGGAGTCTTTCTTCCAGGCATTTGCGTACTGCTGCACCCGGGGATCTCGCTTTGCCAGGTCCAGCATGCTCTGGACATAATCGGGACCAGGCAGCACGTTACGCAGCCCCAGGTGGAACATCTCATGGAAAAGCGTCTCGACAACAGCGTCGGCACTCCGGTGGCTGCCGGCAACGACGATGATTCGGCGTTCTTTTACGCGCGTCACCCCCATTACACCGTCCGGCGCCCCGACGCCAAGCTCAGTGCTCCCAGCCACGATGTCGACTGGTGGCGGGTTGCGGAACCCCGCAAGGGCTTGCTGCACCGCCTGCTGGGCCTCTTCAAGCGATAGCCCCCGGCCGGGCGTGGCAGCCTCACCCGTGCTGTACAGCGACACGCGTCCGTCGCCCTCCTCCCGCTTCTCCACTGCCTGGAAGAAGGCATCGAACGCCCCGCGGATCTGCGGCATCTCGCCCGCCGTGGGGTACGGGTAGGCGCCCTCCAGTGCGAACACGCCCGCCGGCACGATGTTCGCCAGGTAGTCGTTCCCCGCGCTCTGGTCCTGCAGCTTCGCGACCACGTAGCTCTCGAAGGCCCGGGCCGACATCTCGGGTTTCGTCGTCCAGTATTCCTTCGTGCGGCGATCGTCTAGCTTCTTGCTGCGCTCGAGCATGCTGGTGCGGTTGATGGCCGAACGCACCTCCCGGAACGCGGCCCGCATCTCCTCGCGCACGCCCTGCCCTTGCCTCTCCTCCGCGGTCATGTAGCCGGCGCCGTCGCCGCGCTGGCGGGAGAAGTAGTTGTCCAGCGCGTGCCACCATTCGTGGGCCAGGCTGCCGGCGCCCTCGCGCTTGGTCAGGTTGATCACCACGCTGGTGGGCTCATAGTGTGCCGCGGCCGCGTTCTGCCCGCCAGAGCCGCGCGCGCCAAAGGCCAGGCCCAGGCGGCCGCCGAGCGACAGGGCTCGGGGCGGCAGATTCAGCACGCCGGCCAGGTCCATCAGCGCGTCATAGGCGCGGTTCAGATCCTGCTGGCGCCGCGGCCCCTCGACGTAGTTGCCGAACTGCACGCCGCGGAAGCCGAAAGCCTCCTGGAACTGCTCGGGCGTGGCATCGCCGCCCTTGCGGTAGTCCTCGCCGATGCGCGGCGCGTTCTGGCTGTTGCGCACGGGCGGCACATCCTTGTAGCGCTGCAGCAGGTTCTCCAGATCCGTCTGGTTGTCGGCCAAGTAGGCGCGGGCTGCCTTCACGTCGGGGAAGCCGGTCTTCAGCTCCGCCACGTTGCGGCCGATCTTCTTGCCGACGAAGAACTCCCGCGCACCGCCGGCCCGCTTGGAGTAGATCTCGAAGGACGCACCGCGGACGGGCGCGCTCTGCTCGGCCAGCAGCTCGGCGGACCGGCGCTTGAAAGCCTCGATCGCGGCTTCCCGCGTGTCGCCCTTCGCCAGCTCGCGCGGCCAATTGCCGAAGCTCGAGGCCTTGGCCGCACGCGAAACCGTCCAGATCGTGCGCGGCGGGTCGTAGGCCACGCCCTCATACATCGAGTACCGGCCTGCATCCAGCTTGATGTCCTTCAGCGAACGCTCGTGGCCCACGGCCTCATAAAGCGCGGCCTGATCGGCAATGCCTCGGGGAATGCTGTCCCGGTTGAGTTCGGCCCGCACCGCGGCGGGCTCGTTGCGCCCGGAGAGCAGATCCTCTGCTAAGCCGCGGAACATGGTGACGCGATCCGACCAGCCGCGCAGCTTCCACATGGACTGGGGCTTGGTGGGCACCGCGTCCCGCAGCGCCCGGGCGAGCGCCACAGTGTCAGCCGCCGAGCCACTCTCAAGCAGCCTCACGTAGTCGGGCTCTGGCCAAGTCTTGGAGAGCGGGTGCGCCTCCACGTCCAGCTCCTTCGCCTTGGCCATGCCGTCGGCGTAGGCCTCCGCGTAGAGCATCTTGCGGGCGCCCAGCAGCGTCTCGCCGAAATCATCGATGGGGGGTGCTGATCGTGCTCTTGCTGCTTGCCGTGCGCCGGGCGCAGCCTGCACTGCCTTCGCTCCTGATTCAATAGCAGAAGGCTTAGACTCCGCAAGCGCTGCAGTCGGTTTCTCACCCTCATACAGCGCCGGGCGTGCTGGTGGTGGGCCATCCTGCCGCTGCCCACCCGCTCCTCGCACACTGAACTGGCCGCCAGCGCTTGAAACATCAGCACCCACAGCTACGATTTCAGGAGCATTGCTGGCGGTGGGCGCCGTGTTGCTGCCCACGCCCGCGCTGCGCTGACTGCTGGGGAATCCGGCCACTTGGTCCAGCACTTGGCGGACGGGCGCACTCAGGCGGATCACCCTCACCGGCTCGCCAGCCGCCCGGTGGGCCAGCCACTGGTGGTGGCCGTCCACCACGTAGCCATCCGAGGACACCAGGATCGAGCGCTCGCCGCCGGCGCGCGCCATGGCCTTGCGTACCTTGGCCGGCGAGAACTCAGCCTGTGTGGGCTTGAGGTCGTTGGCCGGCACCTCTTCGGGCCAGTTGTCGATGCCGCGGGCCTGCAGAAAGTTGACCAGCGCGCCGCGGTGCTCAGCCCGGACCTGGGGCATCTGCGCGCGCGGGATGCCCAGCGTGCCTGTCTCCTGCGCGAAGGCGCTCCACTCGCGGTCGATCTGGCCAGCCGTCAGGTCCATCCCGCCCTGCAGCCGGCCGGCTCTCGCTGCCTCAGCCTCATCCACCGCGGCCACGATCCGCCGCAGACTCATGCCACGCACGTCCAGATTCAGGGAGCGGGCCACGCTCGCTGCCTGCAGGGCATTGGTGCGCCATTCCGCAGCGCCCGGCGCTACTGAATCAGTAGCATCTCGCTCAGTCTGCATGCCGTGGCGGATCGGCTCAGGGACCTCACCCTTGCGCCGAAGCAAGTAGCCCAACGAAGCGTCACCGCCAGCGGGCACCACCTCATGGCTGGCCTTCAGTTGCTGCCGCTGCAGCTCTGCAGTTGCGGCATCACGGCTCACGAAAGGCTGTCCACCAGCCCCGGTCACGACGGCTGGCTGCACGTTTTCACGGTCGGCCGGTAGAATCGGTGCCTGATGCGGAAGATTGCCGCCAAGCGTTTCGGACGTTTGCGCGGGGCCACCTTCGGGTGCGGCAAGTGGCGTGGCGCGCGTCTTCCACATCGTCTTGGCTGCCAGTTCCTGGCGACCTCGCCTCACCTCCTCCACGTAGAACAGCACGTCGCCAACCTGCTTGCGGTAGCGGATCAGCGGGTTGCCCGTCGGATCGACGCCTGCAGCTTGCACGGCATCCGGTGTGCGCACGATCTCCGGAATCAGCCCCACATCCTCTGCCGTCACAGGCAGTTGCCCGCGCGTCGCCTCGCGCGCCGCGTCGCCGTGAGACTTGATGATGTGTCGCAGGGCGTGGTTGTCGACCGACCGGCGGTAGCCGTCCAGGTTCAGCCCCACGGCCCGCTGCAGCCGGGCCGCCTCATCCGCCCTGACCACGGCAAACCGGATTGCATCCCGCTGCACGCGCGGGCGCTCCTGCATTTCCTTGAACAGGTCGGCAATCTCCGAGCCGCCGCCGGTGCGCGTGTTCTTGGGCAGGTTGTAGTCCAGCTCGTAGCGCTGCTCTGGCACCTCGCGCACCTGTGTGTCGATCACGCTCGAGTCCCGGCCATCGAAGCCCAGGCGTGGCACCGCGGGCTCTTCGGTGCCGCCCAGCTGCGTCACGCGGGTGAAGGGACTCAGGCCCAGCTCGGACCGGCGCTGGCGCTCGGCCTCCAGCATCTGGCGCTGCGCCCTGGCCACGTTCTCTCGCGCCAAGGCCTCGGGCCGCGTCTCCAGACGCACGCCGTCGGGCCCGGCCACCAGGCGGCCGGAGGGGCTGGCGTCATAAGGCAGCGCGCCGGCCTCGGCCGTGCCTGGCACTTGGGTGCGCGCTTCGGGGCTCAGGCGCACCGTGGGCTGCACATCGAAGCCCCGGCCGCTGGGATGGGGCACCACCGCCACCGGGATGCCGGCCTCCGCTGCGCGGTGGCGCAGGGCGTGCGCCTCGTTGAGCCTCAGCGGCTCGCCGGGGGTGAGCTCGGCATCGAGGGCAAGTTGGTTGATGCGCTCCGCTGCCGGATCCTTCGCGAGGGTCAGGGCAGCATCGGGTGTGAATTCGATGCCATCCGTGCGGCCGGCTGCCGCTTCGGACTCCAGCTCGAATCGGGACGGAGGTTGACCACCGGCGCGCGGATCGAACGTCTGCAGAACCCGTCCGCCGGGCGTGTCTTCGGCAGGCTGTGGGGCTGGGGCTGCGGATGCCAGCAGATCCTGGGCCTCGCTCTCACGCATTGCCAGCACACCTGCAGGCAGGTCGGCGCGCTCCAGGTCGGCCAGTGCCATGCGGGCCGCGCGCTGCTGGTCAGGCGGCAGTCGATCGAGCACAGCCCCCAGCTCCTGACGGACATCAGGGGCTGGCGCAGCGGGCTCCACCGGGGTCAGCCCCAGGTCGCCGGCCAGCGCCGCAGCCTTGGACATGGGGCCGTCCGCGGGGTTGATGGCGGGCGCGCTCGGTGCAGCGGCAGTGGCTTCCCCGGGCACCGAGGATGCAACAGTGCCTTCTGCGCCAGGCTGCTGCGGCAGCGAAGCCTCTGCGGTAGCGTCAGCAGTTGGTGCTGCGGCCTGCCGGCTGCCAGCCGGACGCGTGGCGAGCTGGTATCCCTTCTGCCCGGCGTAGAACGCGCCGCTCTGGCCCAGCGATGAGAAGGCCTCCAGCGCAGCATTCTTCGTGTCCCAGTCGCCCGTGGCCACGCCCTGTCCCACGAACTCCCCGGCAAACTCGCCGGCTGGATCCAGCGCTGCGGCGCCCACGTTGCGCGCGACGTTCTCGGCTCCGGTGGTGGCAGCACGGTATGCAGCATCGCCAGCAACCCGCGCGGCGAAGTCAGGACTCTTCACGGCGGCCTGCACCGCGGCCTTGTCCGCAGCATCCACCCCCATGGCGGCCAGCGCCCGTTCAGTCGCGGCGCGAGCGGGCGCGTTGAGGATGCGTCCGCCCAGACCTGCCGTCAGCGCGTCCACCGCACCAATAATCGCGCCCTTGGTGCCGGCCTGGCGCAGTAGCGTGTCACCCTGGGCCTTCAGGAATTGCTCCGATGCCGCTGTGTCCTGCGGGTTGATGCCGGCCTTCTGCTGGGCCTCTTGGACCATGCCGCCACCCTCGACCAGCGTGTTGCCAGCCGCGGCCCCCGCGAATCCGCCGACGGCCGCACCCAAAGCTCCCGCTCGAGCGCCAGCTGCGCCGCCGGCGACCAGGCCGGCAACAGGGGCGATCATGTTGGGAACCTGCTCGACCAGCCCCTCGCCCATCGCGCGCAGGTTCCGGCCTGTGGCCTTCACCCCATCGATCACACCAGGAGCCTCGCGCCAGTCCTTGGCAAACTCGCCGGCCACCTCCTTGATGCCGCCGGTGATCCCGTCGCCGCGGTCCCAGGCTTGGGCCAGGTCGCGGCCTTCGGCCATGCCTGGGTTGGCCCTGGCGTAGTCGTCTGCCTGCTTCAGGGTTTGGGCCGCAGCCGCCGTGTTGCCTGCTGCGAGCTGGCCTGTGATCGCAATGCGCTGCTTAGCCTTGTTCCAGCCGCGGGAGAGCGCACCATCTGGCGCCGACGCGGCTCCCGGCTCGTCTACAAGAAACCCACCGAAGCCGTCTGTGGGTGGAACAAGAGTGCCGCCGAATTGGTCTTGAGTCATCCCCTCAGTGTTCCCACGCGCGTAGAGCGTGGCGAACCCCAGCGGGTAGAGAGCGGGGCGCCCGGGCGGAAGCTACGACAATGCTCCGATGGAATACCTGATGCAGCTTCTCTTTTGGTGCCCGCGGTGCTGGCGGGTGGCCGGCAGGATGCTGTTTGTCGTCTGCAGTAGCCTGGCCTTGCTCGGTTGGCGACTGGCTTCCCGCGTGGACCAAGTGGAGCGCAAGACCGGCATACTGATTGAACTGGACAAGGCGCTGGCATCTGTCCCGCTGCCGATCCCGACCACGGCCGCAGGCATTGCGCTGGCGTTGCTCGGGACAGTCACTGGATTGATGCTAGCCAGGTCGGGCAGGTGGGCCGAAAAGCTCTCTTGAGAACTTTGAACCCAGATAGTCTCTTAGACGTCAAGACCACATTCATGCAAGTCGTTCGTAGACGGTTTGGTCATTGTCCCAGCGGCTGTCGATGATGCATCACTGCCACACAGATCTACCCCCTTTCCCCTGTTAGAAGGCGATGTAAGCTTTGCGGTGTAACATCGGTCAGATGTTTCGTAACTTTCTCGTTACAGGCTGGACGAAGTCTGCCCCCTCAGTCACCGTAGAGGCCCAGCTGTGAATCCTGTGCCACTTTCCGTTGCTGACAAGCTCGAAGATGACTTTAGTGAGTTTCAAGATAGCGTGCATTCTTGGGACGATTACGACCAATCCAAGTTTCAGGATCTGCATGCGCGCGCCCTAGAACTGTCGAGGTCTGACGTAAAAAACGGCAATCTGATTCTGGCCAAACTAGCATCCGTTCTAGGCAATGACTTCGAAGTAGAACGATGGTGCAAAAATCTTGATTCCAACCATCATAATGACACGGCGCTTCATATGCGCTTCCACCATTATGTAAATATGGGCAAGGCTCGCAAAGGGCAAGAATTGCTGCCGGAAATAGTTGCCAGGAGAAACGACCAGACTTTGGTTCACCTTCTGCATGGCGCAATGGCAATTGGCGCATTTAATGCAGCGCGGTCAACGCTGGAGGAAGCCAATATGCGAAACGAAGTACTGGTAGCGACCACATATCTTCAGAAGATACGGTCGACCTCAAACGTCATTGCAGAAATGCAAATTACAGATTCACATATTGTGAAATTGTTTGATGAAGCAGGTGCTTTACTTCGCAGCTACCGGCTGAACTGGGCCAGCTACTCACTATCTATCGTTTCCTTGCCACAGGCCTCGGGTGGCCCCGCAGTGTCAGTCGAATGGCCTGTGGGTGTGTGTCCTGCCGAGGCCGCCCGGTTGACTTGGGAGTTGACAGATCGCCTCGTTGAAAAGGATCTGGACACACCTGGCTTCAGCCTCGGATTCTTAGGCGTTAAACTGCAATGAGCATTACCGCCCCCGATATTTTGGTACTTGCAAAGCAGATTTGCGAACTTTCTTCTGAAGCAGGCAACAGAAGCGCAATATCACGCTCGTACTACTCCGTATACCACGGCTGTCTAGAGTGGGAAAAAAGTTTTCCTAATATCGGATCTAATAGCGGACCACAGGGAGGGGTGCACCAGCAGTTGATCAATCGACTGCGCAACCCAGCACCCGAACTAAAAGACGACGCAACGCGTGGGCTGTCGCGTAGGATTGCAGCACGACTTGACGCTTTGCGCACCAAACGCAAGGCCGCTGATTACCTTCTTGACACTCCCAACCACACTAATATCGACGCAGCCAATTGCTGCGCTCAAGCAGCGGATGTGTTGGGAAAAATCACAGTAGCCCCCGCGGCTGAAAACGAGCCAGACGACCCGCCGCAGGGGCCCACACCCCCTAGCTCACCCCCGCCATCGACTCCACGTCAACCTGAGCAGCCCTCTGGGGGCGGCGCTCGACCCGCGCTCAAACGGGTCAGGTAGTTCTCAACTGAAGCAGATAGTTGATGACGGCACTTAGGTCAACTCAGTGGGTCATCGCCCTGCTTGTAGCCTGTTCTGCAGCCCGGGCCGGCGACTTCGCCACCTGCATCCTCGACAAGGCGCCAGGCGTAGCCAACGACACGGCCGCCCAGGCGGTGTACCAGCTCTGCCTGTCTGAGAATCCCGGCGGATTTGATCGCGTGGTCCAGGGCTCGGGCCGAGGCTGGTTCGGCTACAAGTCCGGTGCCGAGTGCACAGCCAAGAAGGCTGGAGACACGCGCAGCAACCGTGCTGCGGTGATGGTTGGGGCGGCTTGCCGGCGGTTGTATGACAGCGCCACCGATCAGTTCGGCGGGGTCGTCGTCCAGCCGAACGAATAGCCCTAGGGCTTCCGGTAGGTGCGCCCGTCCTGCCCCACATAGGTCGCACCCTTCTGCAGAGCGTCGAACTGCGCTTGAGTGGTCACACGTTCAGCAGCAGGCTTGCCGCCATCCATCCTGCGCATCTCGCCGGTGCGCTCGTTGACGGCACCCAGGATACTCTCCGTCTTGTTGCCGGCCGCATCCGTGCCTCCCTGCAGGGCAACGGCCTTCCACTGGTCCTCGTGCGCCTTGCCTGCCAGGGCCAGCAAGCGGTCCCGCGCGGACACCCGCTGAGCTGGCGTGCTGGCCTGCTCATAGGCCACTTGGGCGTTTTCCAGACGCTGGGCCGCCCGGTTCTGGAACCCGGCTGCGTTTTGCTTCAGGCCCAGCTCGCCGGCTGCGATGCGGTTGGCTTCGTCGAAGCGCTCCGCACTGACGCCGGCGCGCGTGTTCTCCGCCAACTGGATGAGCCGCTCGCGGGCGGACAGACCCCGCTGGCGCATGCCCTCCTGCTGCAACCCGGGCTCGGCCTGCTGCAGGGCGTTGTCGTTGGCCAGTGCGGCGCGGTACTCAAGCATGTCGGGGCTGTTCTCGGCACCACGCCCGCCCCAACGGCGCGTGTTCGTGATCGAGCTCGCCGCTGTGTGCGCGTTCTCCAGGTTTTTACGGGCCTGCCAGTCATTGCCGCTGTGGCGGATCGGCTGGGCCTGAATGCCGGCGTCGTCTGTGGGAGCCTGGCTGGCGATGGCGATTAGCCGATCGCGCGCGCTGCTGACCCGGGACTGTGCGGCCGGGCTCTTCGCAGTGGCCCCGTCGCTGCTACTGTCAGCCGCCGGCGGCGGGGTGATGCCGGATGCCGGGGACTGCGTGGGGAGCGGCGCGCTGGGATCCGCCATCGGCGGGTTCACGCTGCCGCGGCCTGCACCTGCACCCGCGGGAGACTGCGTGGCCGCGCCGGCCGTTGGAACAACAGCGGCACTGAGCCCGCCACCTGCTGCCAGTCCGCTCAACAGACGCGTGGCTTGGTCGATACCGGTGCTGATGGCGCCACCGGTGCGTGCTACCGCTGGCAGCGCACTGCCGATGGATCCAGGAAGCGCGGCCGCGATGTTGGAGAGGTTTCGCCCCGTCTCCGTGTTGCTCCAGCGGTCTTGCGATCCGTCTGCAGCGGGAGCCTTCGGGTATCCGCCGGTCGGGATCTGGGCGAGCCGTTCCGCCACTCCTTGCAGTCCACCACGCCGCTCCCGTGGGTCCACCACTCCACCGTCCGCAAAGCCTGTGCGGGCCGGCATGCTGGTACCGGTGTAGGGCGCCCGGGCCGGCACTGCTGGCGTGGTCGGGGCCTTCGCCATAGCCCCCGGAACGCCGAGCCCTGCCGCAGCACTCGCTACCGCCGGTGCCGCGCCTGGCAGCGCAGCTGCCGCTGGTACCGCCGGAGCGCCGGGCGCCGCGGGAGCAGCCGGGGCCGCCGGTTGGTTCATGGTCTCCAGGCGGGACTGGGCCGCATCTCGCTCCTTGCTGGGCAGGATCGAGCTCGCCGTAACCTCGAGACTGCGTTGGGCGTTGCGCTCGGCCCAGCCCATCGGCGCGGCGGGGGCAGCCGTAGCGGGCGTGCCTGCAGTGGCACCGGGAGTGGCAGCGCCTGCCGCCGGGTTGGCCGCCGCTGCCGCAGCCGGGGCCGCTGCAGGCGCAGCAGCTGCGGCAGGTGCAGGTGCAGGTGCAGGTGCAGGTGCAGGTGCTTGAGCCGAAGCGCCAGCCGATACCTGCGAAACAGTGCCCCCGGGCGCCTGCCCGTTGACGGTGATGTTCCCACCCACGTTGCCGCCGCTGTAGCTGTTGCCCACCCGCGTCACGTCGCTGACCATGCCGCCGTCGGCAAGGCGCAGCAGACGTTCTCGCGCGCTCTGACGGCCCGCGGGACGGCGATCAGCCACCGGGGTGTGCGTGGCATCCTTCAGCTGGTTGAGGGTTTGGAGGCCGATGGCATACACCTGATCGGGCGACAGCTTGTGCTCGCCGTTGCTCAGGCGTACCGGAACGCGCTCCCCGGCCTTGGCCAAGGTGTCGTGACCGATCTGACGCGCGCTGTCCGCCGGCATGATGAAGGTGCCGGGACGCACGCGATCGAGCACGTCATCAGAGGTGCCGGTACCGGGCCCACGCACCGGGCCTCCATCACGGTACTTGGGAACGTTTGCGAGGGCCAGCAGGCGGCGGCGGGCGTTGGACATGCCGGAGGTCATGTGAGCCTTTCAGATAGATGGGGACGAGTTTCCATCGCGCGTCTCCACACTAGAAACGCCAAGCGGGGGTGGCTAGACTGGGGCTCCAACCACCAGGAGTCGACATGCACGCAAGCAACCCGTCCAACCCCAATTGGCCCAGCAAGAACCCAGGCAAGGAATCCGGCGGGAACCGCGGGAACAACCCGCCGAAGAAGTAGGCCGCAGCCTTACCACGCGCAGCGCACGATCGGCGGTTGCCGGTCCGCTTGCTTGCGCTGCACATTGGCGTCGGGCCGGACGCCGAACGACTGCTCGAACAGCGCCAGTGCCTGGGCGCCCTTGGCGGGGTCGAACGTGTCGGCGTCCTGCTTGAAGTAGGCGCGGTGGTATATCCAGTCCAGCAGCCGCGTGTGGAACCGGGCAGGAACCTCAGGCGCTTCGTTGGGCCGGTCCTTGGAGAGCGGCTTGAGCGCACCACGGTAGACAGTCAGGCCGACAACGCCAGGGGCCGCAGGAGTGGAAACAAGCTGCAGCTGCGGAGGGGTGGCGCCGATTGCCTCGTCGAACAGGAACCGGCGTGGCGTGCCCACCCGGGTTTCCCAGTGGCAGGACTCCTCGTCCAGATCCTCGAGGCTGGTTTCGTGGAGCAGCGCGCCGTTGAGCGTGGCGCGCTTGATGAGCAGAACGCTGGGATGCAGGGCGTAGCGGGCCTGGCCAGCGATCACTGGGAGAGCGCAGACAACCGGTGTGGTCCGGTCTTCGATCAGCTGCGCCCGTTCACAGGCCTCCTGCACTGCCTCATTCAGATAGGAGACGACAGCCGCATCGCTCCAGAACGGCGGCACGATGTGATCGTGCACCGTCTGCCGGAACTCGCGGATGAAGTCTTCTACTCGCATGAGGCGTCTCGGGCTCAGCCGGCCACGTCGGCGAAGGCGGCGTCGGCCTCTTCGCGGGTGATGGCGAAGCCCAGGCGGTCCTTCAGGCGGCCCAGGTTGGGTTTGCCGTCGGCGTTGAAGTCGCCCTCGGCACTGCCGTCCAGCATGGCCTTGATCACGGCGGTGAGTGCGGCCTGGCGGTCCACGGTGGACTCGACGACTGCAGAGGCTGGGCCTGCGTCGAAAGCAATGGCGCCACGCGCGCTGGCTTCTTTGTGGAAGATGGGTGGCAGCTCAACGCCATCGGGGGTGATGAGGGCGGTGTGGCCCGTCAGCAGAGCCACGTGGATCGGTTCATCGGAAGGGGAACGGAATTTCATGACGGTGTCCTTGGAGAAAGGCCCCGGCGACGTTTGCCGCCGGGGAAAAGGCCATCGCTGGCCCGACCAAAAATCAACCTTGGCTGAAGGCGGCTCGGCCCTCAACGTAGTACTGGATGGCAACGCGGGCGGAACCGGCCGTGGCCGCGGCACCGGTTTGCGCCACCAGCGCGGTGAGCGCACCAGCTGTCAGGTACTTGAGCCCGGTTACAGTCAGCGCGGTACGGCCGGCCGTCTTCAGGTCGACCGGCGTCGCGGTGTAGCGGTCGTCATCCGCAGCGTCGCCCAGCTTCAGCGTCGCCGTGGTGGCGCTGTTCCAGGGGGTGCCGACGGTGACGTCGCCGCCCGTGAGGATGGCGTTGGCCGGTAGCTCAATGGCTTTTTCCGCGGTGCCGTAGGTGGGATCGGCAAAGCCGATGGTGAGGTGGGCAACGATCAGCTCTTGCCGACCAGAGATCTTCTTCAGGGCCATGGCGGCCTCCTTTCAACATCAGGGGAAGAGAGCCAGCGGCACAGAATGCGCCGCTGACTGATGGATCACTGGATGTAGTGGTCCACTGCCACCACGCCGAAGTCCTCGATGGACTTGTCGTAGATGGACGGGAACTTCGGCTTCAGCATGCCTAGGATCTTGTCGATGTTCAGACCGACCTTGTTGTCATAGTCGAACAGCTTCTCCACCCAGTTGCCGGGGCCGAGATCGGCCATGGCCAGCGCCTGCGCGCCGCACAGGAGCGAGCGCGTCCCGTTGACGTTGCCGCCCGAGCCCCACTTCGCGCCGGCCGCTGCGCCCTTGGTCGTGTACACCAGGTTGTGCTCATGCAGCACGGCGCCGTCCACCGTGACAGTGGCACCCGTGAACCACGGCGACTCGGAGCCGGACTTGGTAGCCACGGCCACCACCGCGCGCTGGTAGTCGGGGTCCTTCTTCAGAGCGGCGAGCGAGCCAGGCGCCAGGAACAGCACGTAGTACGGCTTGCCGCCGGACATCAACGGCTTGACGCGGTGTTCCTTTGCGTAGGCGATCAGGTCCACGATCATCGTGTACTTGGGCACGAACGCAGTCGTGATGCTGCCGGTGTTGGAGAACTGCAGGCTGGTGCCATCGAACATCAGAGAGCGCTTGGCGGAAGGGGCGCTCACGTCCGCCGCGAACTCGAGGTTCGGCAGGTTGGAGTTCACCCGCAGAGAACCATCGTTGTTGAAGGCGTAGCTGATGCCCGACAGCGTCAGGAACGCAGCTTGATCGCACCGGTTGGCCAGCCAGTAGGACAGCTTGTCGCGGCCTTCCTCGCGGAAGTTGATGACGGTACGCTGCTCGGCCATCTTGCCCTTGCTGCGCACGCCGTGGCTCAGCTGGTCGATCGTGATGATCTGGCTGTGCGAGTCCATCGCCTCTTCGTTGCCTTCGCGCTCGTCGTCTCCGGTCACGCCATCGCCAACGAGATCGGCCACCAGCTGGAAGATGCAGGCCTCGCCCTTCTCCGTCTTGGTCAGCTCGGTCACGCGCTGAATCACGTTGTTCGAGCCCTTGCCCATGAACCGGCTGATGAACATCTGGTCGCGCGCGGCGCCCCAGGTCTCGCGGGCCCAGTTGAGTTTCTGCTGCGGCGTCAGTGCCGCGAAGTTGGTTTCCGCCATGTCAGGCTCCAAAAAAGGTGGGGTTCTTTTCGGGACATGACGCCGCCCAACTGCGAGACATGGCTTGGGATGCGGCCAAGACGCAGGGCCTTTTAACGCCTTGCCCAGGGCGGAAGCACCCGTTGGATTGGCGCCGACGAGGTGGGTGATTCCTCGGCGGTCGGTTTGGCCCTCAGTCCCCGCGTGCCTTTCGGCGTTCGGATTCCGGGAGCGCCATGTACTCGTCGTCGCTCAGCTTCGACGTGTCCACGTTCGGTGGCGTGGCACGGTTGCCCATGCCGACTGCCGTACTCGCGGGCTGCATCAAGGAGTGCGCAGCGCCACGTTCGTTGGCTCTCTGGATGCGTATATCACCAGATTGCTCACCGCTCGTCACGCCCCCAGCCGGGGGAGCGAAGCGCGGGGCAATTCGCAAGGTCGCATCGCGCAGCGCATCAGCGAACCGCATCCCCTGCTGCACTTTCATGGCTGCCGAGGCCTCGATGAGTTCCAGCGCCTCCTGGCCGGCCTCGGTGCCGAGCCACGGGTGCTGGGCCAGCAGTTCGTCCACCGATTGCGCTGCTGCCGCTTGAGACTGCTGCGTGGCGGTGGATTGGGCCATGCGGTTGAAGGCCGCCATCTCAATCGCCTGGTTGATCTGCCGGCGCACCGCGGCCGCCGCTTTCGTGTCGCCCTCCATCAAGAATTGGGCGTACTGCTCCTCGGCTTGGTCGACGTCGAGCTGCGGTGCTGCAGGCGCTGACCCCGGCTGCGCGGCGGCGGACCGGCCAGCGGTCAGTTCAGCGATCTGAGCCAGCAGCTGCGCATTGGTCGCTTCCATCGCCTGAGCCCGCTGCTCTGCCTCGCGGCGCTGCTGCGTGACCTCGTTCAGGCGAGAGCGGGGAATGCCGGGGTTACCACCCGGGGTGCCGTTGTCGCCCTCTTCCTCTTCCGAGCGCGCCACCAGCGCCGCGAGAGCTTCTGGGTTGAGGTTGTCCGAAGCCTCGTCGCTGGTATCGCCGCGCAGGTGCTGGCGCTCGGCCAGCGACAGGCTCATGTAGCTGTCGTCCGCCTGGCGGTGGGGCATGTCCGCGGTGGTGGTGCCCGAAGTATCGGGCCCGTCTTCACCAGCAGGGGCGTGAAGGCGGGGCGCCAATTGGCGCGTCAGGTGGATTTGCATGGACTGGTCCTCTCGGGTTGTGGGCGTTGGGTCACTTCTTGGCGGCTGATTGCATCTGTTGGAGCGCGGCCATCGTCTCCTTGGCCTTTGCCAGCGCTGCCTTGTAGCGGGCTGGATCCCGGCGGATCTCTTCGGCTTCGGTGAGCGTCCGCATGTCGCTCTCCGCCTGCCAGCCCTTGTCCATGCCATTGACGGCGTTCTTTGCCATGTCGTTCTCCTTGGATTTCAGTTGCGGATGCCGTCGGCTTCCGGCGTTTCGATACCTGCCTCCTGACCTCTGGCAGGGCTGGCTGGGGTAAGTGGATCGGTGTTGCGCGGCATGTCCAGGGCGGGCAGCGCGCCGGCCGGTTGCGGCACGATGGGTGCGGCGTCGTGGTCCTTGTAGTTGGCCGAGCGCAGCAAACTGTCAGCGAGGGGCGCCACCGCCGGGTTCTGGGCAATCACCTGCGCCGTCTGTGCCCCGCTGTACTGAGTCTTCACCGCAACGTCCGTGGCTTGGGCGTCGGTCCTGCGGGCTTGTGCATCCAGCAGGCGGACGCGCGCCTCCAGCGTCGGATCTGCCGGCGGCTGCCCTGCCTGCTGCATGGAAGCCAGAATCTCCTGCTTGTCGGCCAGGTTGCTGTAGCGGATGACGGAAGGGTCGGGAATCGCGATGCCGGCCTTGCGCATCTCCAGCGCTTGCTGGAACTGAGAGTTCTGGAACGTCACCTGCATCGGCTGCTCGGAGATCACCACGTCGTAGGTGCCGACGGTCACGTCGTTCAGGTAGCGGCCAGTGGCAGGCTCGAACTTGTTGATCTCGATGACCTTCTCCTGCGGCTTGCCCGTCATCGGGTCGGTCTCCGTGATGCGGAAGATCCGGTAGCTGTCGTAGTAGCGCTGGATCAGCTTGACCAATCGCACGGCCAGCAGGTGACGCGTGTAGTGCAGGTTGTCGAGCGGGACGGCCAGCTGCTGTTGCGCCGCGAACTGCTTGGACTGAATGGCAACGCCCGAAACCTCGGGGCCCTGCTGCCCGCGCATGGCATCGGGCACCGTCACATCCTTCAGGGCCTTGTCAGCCCGATCGATCAGGCGATCGACACCGGTCGGCACCTGGTTGGGCTGGATCTTCTGCGGCGGCTTGGTGCCCTTCTTGTACTCAACCACCAGGCCGGTCTGGCCGCCGCGCGCCTGCAGCTCTGCCAGCGTCATGTTGGTCAGCGAGTTCTCCTCCACTGCCCAGCCGCTGTTGGCCGCCGTGTTGATAATGTGGATGAACTGGCTCACGGCCTTGTTCAGAACCTCCTGTGGGCCGATCGCGTCATCCACCATGCCGCCAGTCTTGCCGCGCCGAAAATAGGCGAAGTACGGCACCACCGTGTAGTGCTCATACGGGCTGTAGGTGTCGTGGAGCGTGGCAGTGAAGGTGGTGACGGTCCACTTCACGCGGCGCTGCATGCGGCGGGCGCGCACCGCCCCCTGCTGCAGGGCGTCAAGGATGGAGTCCTGCGCCATCACCTCCTCCACCTGAATGTCTCCCGTGCGCGGCCACACGATGCAGTCAGTGAGCTCGTACACGAACCGTTGCCGGTCGAGGATGCGGTAGCGCTCGAGGCCGTCTTCCTTTTTCCCGCAGCCGTCGAAGAAGCCCATCCCGTCGCGAGATGCGAACTTGCTGCGCTGCGTCTCATCGTCGATGTCTCCGAAGTCCTGGCCGGCATCATGCGACTGCTCGGCAGCCTTGCGCGCCTTCTTCCCGTAGCGCTGCTCGATCTCGTCCAGCGTCAGCCACCGCGAGACGATCACGTCGCCCCAGTCGTCCGGGTCGTAGCTCTTCGCATCGGGGTCGGGCACCACGTCCATTGGGTCGAGAGTGGCGACCTGGATCTCTCCTTGGATGTTGCGGTTGAAGTCCATCCGCACGTCGTAGTAGCCGCGCTGCTGGATCACCCCATCGCTGAACATCTGCGTCTCGTGCCAGTGGAGATTGCAGAGGTCTGCCACCTGCATCACCACCTTGGAGAGGATGGTGGCGGTGTCGAGATCGCTGTCGCCACCCCGGGGCTTCAGCGCGATGTCCATCCGGTTGTGGATCTGGTAGCCCACGGCGCTGTTCACGCTGGGCTTGATGCCGTTGAACTCGCACCATGGCCGGCGCTCCGCTGCCAGTTGGGCGCGCTGGGCATCGGTCCACTGGCGGCCTCCACCCATGTACATGTCCTCGCAGCGCGCTGCCTGCTTGAGGTAGTCCAAGTGGCCACGGTCCTTGCCGTACTGGTAACGCTGCCAGTTGGAGCGCGCGGCCTCGTCGCCGTTGCTGATGACGGTGATGCTGTTCATGTTCATGCGGTGGCTGGATCCCAGTCGGCGGCTGCGCCTTGGGAGGTGAGACGGTCACGCCAGGACCGCTTCTGCGGCTTCGGCGCGGGAGAAGGAATGGCAGCATCGAAGGTCATGGCCACGCTGTCGCCCTTGTCAGGGCTGCGGCCCAGGATCTCGCGGATGTCGTCCTTGCTGCTGATCTGGATCGCTGCCTGGCGGCCGAGGGTGACCACCTTGTATCGAGGGGCTGCGAGGTCGCCGAGAAGCTCGGCGTCGGGCGGGAGCGCGATGGGGTCCGGGCCGGTCGGGTCCAGCGCCTCGCGCAGCCGCCAGTACATCTCCGCCCTCTTGTTGCGAAAGCGGAGCTGGCCGGCCTTGTCCATGAGCTCGCTGGATGCCGAGCCCACCACGGGGTGAACGTTCAGGCCCAGGCCGACTAGGAAGTCCAGGGCGCTGGAGCCGATACCGATGGAGTCCACGCAGATCGGAGCTGCGTCGCGCACCAGCGGCACGACAAAGCCGGCCGCCGATGGGCCGTCTTTTGTCACTGCTCCTGGCGCAGTCATCAGCTTGTCGAACCAGGTGCCATGCCGGCGGGCGACCGAAGACTTGTCCTGACCGCCGCGGGACGGATCGAATCCCACGGCAGTCATGGGTCCCTTGTGGTCCCGCCGAGTCCAGCGTGCTTGCGCGGCCTTGAGCCAGTCCGTAGGGATCAGTTGCCACACCGGATCGTTGGAACCAGCGTTGAAGTCCCCGCGCAGCATCTGAGAGCGAAGCGGCTCGGGCAACGCCTGCAGCGTCGCCTTGTAGCCAGTGGTGGTCAAGAACAGGTTGTCGTCGACACGCGAGGGGATGTAGGTCCGGCTCTTGGGCGTCATCAGCTCGTTGCCAACCATCACCGGAGAGCTGTCCGGCACTTCCTGGTCTTCGCCCTTCTCGTTCGTCACGTACCAGCGCAGCTCGCCGGGCTTGGCCGGTCTCGGATGCTGCGGGTCCAGCCAGGCGCCCCAGTACCGTTTCACCCACTCGCCCTCGGCGGTGGTGGGCGGGTTCCCGGCGGCCACCACGCGCTGACGCACGTTCGGGTTGTCGGTCCGCATCCAGCCGATGAGCGTGCGGAACTGCAGCTCGGTAAAGTGGGTGATCTCGTCGAAGCCCTTGAAGTCGTGCGGCCGGCCCTGGTACTTCATCCAGTCGTTCGACTTCTGCACGCTGCCCAGCTCCAGCACCTTTTTGTCGGGCAGGCGCCAGAGGTGGTCTTGGCCGTTGTAGCCCAGGCGTGAGCCCAGGATGGCCGTCATGCGCTCTTCCAGGCCGATCAGCTGCACCGCTTCGCGGCGGAAGATGATGCTGTGCTCCTGCTCGGTGAGACTCAGGCCCAGCAGAAGCTCGCTCTTGCCCCCGCCCGCGCTGCCACCGTAGAACAGGATGTCGGCTTGGGAGTGGAAGGCCGCCGACTGCGGGCCGGCCTGCGGCACCCAGATGGCTGGACTGGCCAGCATCAGGAAGGAGTCCACCGCTGCGCGCATCTCAGGCGTCATGCCTTTGAACGTGGCGAGGATCTGCTCGGGTGTGGGGACAGCCTGCTTCATGGCTGCGTGTCTCGGCCAGCAAGCTGCGCGAACATCGCCAGCAGGGCGGGGTTGCCCTGAAGAACCGTGGAGAGCCGCACCGCCCGCTCGGTGTCGGACATCGTGCGTAGCGCCAGCGGGTCGTTGCGCTGGCCGTTGTCCTTCTCGAAGATGCCCAGGTGCCTGGCCAAGCGGTCCAGCGCCGCGCCCTTGTCTTGCGTGAGGACTTGGAACCCCTCCTTCGTCCGGCGCACGCCTGCATACAGCGCTGCAGCGGCCGGGCTGAGGTACCGAGTGTCCTTGATGACGTCGCGCGACAGCCCATCGCCGCAGCACTCGATGCAGTCTGGATTGGGCGGCAGGTGGGGATTGAAGCCGGTCCCGCCCTCCTCGTCGAACAGCTCGTCGGGCTTGGCCTTCTTGCGCCACGCCTCAAGGTCGGCGTCGCGTTGGTACTGCGTGCGCTGGCGCTTGAAGTCCTTGCCCCAGCAGTGGCGGCAGCAACCCACCTTGGTCTCGACCAGCTCGCGCGGGTCGGCGAAAGCGATCATGGCGATCTCTTGGATCACCCTGGCCGCCGTCACCTGAGTGCGATCCTGCAGGGCGGCCTGGCCCGCAGCGACAGCCGCAGCAATGTGAGGTCTCCTGAGGAGATCGTAGGACTGCTCGGCCGCCGTCTTGGCGCTGTACCCGGCCCGGATGGCAGCCTGCGTGCCATTCAGGTCCACCAGGTACTCGTCGACGAAGCGTTGCTGCCGCGTAGTGAGCTCAGCACCGCCCCGGGCATCGCTTGAGTCCTCATCCACAGGGAGGTCAGGAGCAGCTGGGACCTCTGGCAGCGACCGCTTGCGCACAGGGATCAGCCCGGGCTTCTTCTCAGGCCTGGTCCAGCCCTTGGCCTTGGCGTGCTTCTGGACGGCGGTGTGCGAGATGCCGTGCGCGGCACCGATCTCGCGCGCGGATCGGTGGGTGGTGCAGAAGGCGATCGCAACCGCATCCCAATCTACAGGGGATGCGGTTGCGGAGGGGCGGCCGGAAAGTTTGCGCTGATTGGTTTCCACACGCCGGATGATTCCGGCAGCGGTTGGAAACTGGAAACCCTAGCAGGGGGGGGCCGACCTAAGCTGCCACTAGCCTTCGCTCGATCTCTGCCGGCAGCTGAACGAGTCTTTGCACCACCGATGTGCCATGGCGCTTCACCTGCGCTTGTATATGCGGCGCCATATAGGCATCTGCTCTGAATAGGTCAACGTATGGCGCGTACATCGCATGCATAGCATCTGGCACCTGGCTGTCGCTTGGCAATGTTCGCCGGCGACCGCCGACGTTGTCCCATACTGACGACATCATCGAGCGCATCGTTGCATCAATCCCTGGACAGAACTCAGCCACGTCCCGAGTGGCCGTCGGTTCGGACAGTTGGATGCCGCATTTCGAAGCGACGCTCCGCACGATACCAACTACTTGATTGTCGACTCGGCTCTGCCAATCCCTTTTCGTACTGATCGGTAGTTCCTCCCAGCGACTAGGCTTGGAGGTGTCACCCGCAGGTATGGCCTTCAGTTGTTCGGCTAAGGTGACAAGGCCTCGCAACTGCGATCCCAATTCACGACCAGGTTTGCGGACGATATCTGCGAGAGGCAAAGCGAGTTCTGGATTTTCGGTGAACCATCGCATGAGCCAACTTGGATCTCTGAGCGACTCCGCCATAGCTTCGGACGCTTCTATCCGTGTGGCGTCGCCCAATGCGTACCGCTTGAACACCTCTGCATTCTTCCGATCCATCGGCCAATTGGCCAGGATGCCATCTACATATGTCGCGCTCGCCGTCGCCCGGATAGCCGCATCCAAGGTGGGTCTCAAGGATCCATTCTTGAACATCTTTCGCTCTGCCGCACGGCGTTGCTGCCTCGGCAGCGACTTCACATCGGGGTCTGCTTCGAAACTTTGCCTCATCATTTCTGACAGCGGAAGCGGGTCCTCAAATTCAATGGTTGGGAACCAATCCTTCACTCCTACGACCGCTGTCTTTGGCAATGCGGTTCGCACTGCTAGGGCACGCACTTCTCTTTCAAAAAGATCGGCCGGGTAGAGCAAGGCACTTCGTTGGCACAACTCATTGAGGAAGTCTCCGCGCGCAATGGCGTGATCGACAGCATGCGAGCCGGTCGGCACAGCTTCACAAACCACCAACCCAGAGAAGACGAACCGAACGTTTCCGGATTGTGCGTGTGCAAGCAGGTCGTGCTTGATCTGGACGAGTTCCGGCTTCAGGACAGCATCCGAAAGCACCGAATAGTCTTGACTGTCGAGATAGACCGTAAGCATTTCACCCCCTCGGCCAATATTACAGCCGGCGTGCTACCCCTCCCCGAGATCGTGTTTCAGTTGACGCAGTTCCTGCTGAATTTCATTCACCACGAGGTTCAGATCGTGGCCGCTCTGGATGTTGCTGAACTGCGCGAACTGTCCTGCCGTCAATGCGCCGACCATCCGTGCTTCCTTCGGCTGCAGTACCAGCACCTGCTCGCCGACCTCCAGAATGAAAAACCCGTCCGTCGTCATTGATGCGTACACAGGCCGCGGCGGGTCATAGCGAGGCACAGGAACAAACACGCCGGCCCGTATCCTGCGCACGTTCCCGTTCTCGATCATGCGGCTGATGTGGTCGTCGATGATCGACATCTTGTAGCCGGTCAGCTCCACCAGTTCCTCACGGGTGGCGACCTGCTCTTGGCGATGAAGCTCGACGATCGTGTCCCAGATCACCTGGGAGGTCGACTTGGCCAGTTTGTCTTTTTTCGACGGAAGGTCTGGCACAGGCTGGGGATACAGCGCTGCAAACGATGTGGTCATGGGTAGGTCTCCTCGGTGGGCAGGTGTGGTGTCAGCGGCCACGGTGGCTCGGCCAGGTGCAGGTCAGCACCCGGGCGCCCTCTCGCAGACGGTCGAAGGAGCGCTCGCCGAGCGCAGTGCGGATACCGCCAACGTCCAGGTTCGAGATCAGCACAGTTGGGAGACTGTGCTTGTAGCGCAGGTCGATGATGTCGAAGAGGTGCTCGGCCTCGTCGTCAGTGAGCGGGCCAACGCCCACGTTGTCCAGCACCAGCAGCTCGGCCGCACCCAGTAGTTCCAGCACGCCCTTTTCTGAAAGGGGAGCACGCTCAGGGCTCGATCCGACTTGCAAGCCACCGCAGTCCCGAGCTGTCCGCAACATCCTCAACACTGCACGGCAGCAGTGAATGTGTCCACTCAAGCCCCGCTCCCGTACGTGCGACACGGTCGCACTCCCGAGGTGGGTCTTGCCAGTCCCCGGCGGCCCAATCAGCCAGAGTCCTTGGAGCCCACCGCCACCAATCGTGTTTGCGAGTTGCTGACACGCGAGCAGCACGTCGGTTTGGCCCGGATGAAGCGGCAGAAAATTTCGGAAGTTGGCGACAGCCTGTCGTCCAACCAGCCCGCCACACGCAAGTTGCCACGAGGTGTCGGCGGAGCGTTGGCAAGCCGCCAGCACTTCGGTGACTCGATGGATAGCTTTCATGATCGTTCCTCGGTGGATGGACTGGTCACGCGGGTGCATGGTCGCTCTCCTCCCGTTGCTGCTCCTTCGCGGCCCTGGCCGCATCCAGCGCCTGCTTGCGCATCAGCCCCTTGCTGGACCACTGCACGCCGTCGGCGCCCGAGGCGAACCAGAGGTTGAACCAGTTGTCCTTCACGCTGTTGGCGAAGTGGGCAGCCCAGTCCTTGTACCGCTTGCCGCCGTAGTTGGCGTCGTCGGTGTAGCGCTCGCGGAACGCCAGCCAGGCGATCTGCAGCATCTCGTCGGTGACGCCGGCTTCTGCTGCCCAGCGCCGGATCGCGTGGTCATCGGGCACGGGCTTGACGCCCCGTTCCCGGCACGCGGCCAGGAAGTCCGCCAGGGTGGTGTCCTGGCGTTTTTCGCGTTTCGGTTTGGCAGGAGGGGGAGAGTTGGGAGTCGTCGCGTCAGCGGCGCTGCCCTCCTCTGAACGAAGTGAAGAGGAGGTGTCTCTGTTCTTTTCTGTCTCTGTATCTGTATCTGTATCTGCAGCGTTATCAGGCGTTACAGGTAACGTTACGTCGTTGCCCATGGCTTCCTTTTTCCTCGCACGGTGCCGGGCAACCCTCTCCCTGCTGCTTGTATTGCTATCACTTTTGAACTGGCGCTTCTCCCAGTTCAGTAAATTCAGATCGCTGTCAATGAAGCCTTTAGCGATGAACAGCGTTTTAGTTTCCTGCCACTGTTCAGCAGAAATGCGGAGATGAAACGCCACCTCATCGTCATGTAACGTTACAAGGTCGTTACTGCAACGCATGCACATCAGCATGATGTACCGCCGCTGCATGGGCTCGCTCATCATCTGCACCTTCGGGTCATGCGCAAACTCGGCGTATAGGCGCAACCATGGATTGCTCATGCCACAGCCCTGATACCGCCGCGGGCCTTGAGCTGTTCCATGGCCCGCATAGCGCGGTTCATGGTGTCGGCCGCCTGGTTAATCACCTCGACCAGTTTCACCGCCTCATCCACGGGCGCCTTCCGATCCGGTCGCGCGTGCAACGTCTCGTCGCATGCGTGGTACAGCGGGTCGTAGGACTCGCAGAAGGCCATCAAGCGCAGCACTTGGCCGAACGTCAGCCGTTGGTCCCCGGTGGGATTGCAGCAGGCCTTCAGACGGGCGTAGGCGCTCTCGACCTTCATGTCGGGGAACATGTGCGCAGCCACGTCCTTGAAGGGCTTGCCGCTGCTGCCAATGGCCGTGGCGATGGCATCGAACTCGTCGTCATAGAACAACTTCATCGGGGGCTCCATAAACGTTATGGGTCAAAAGGGGTGCGCCTTCCTTTGCCAAAAAGGAGACTTCAGTCATCGCCGAATCCCGGCCTGAAAGGACCGAAGAAATGCAACGATCAACCGCCACTGCCGCCCCCTTCCACTCGTCGAGCAGGACAGCTTTTTCCCTGAACGTGGACCCTGCGACAGGGCTATCCACGCAGGTCATGAGCACCTCGAAGTTGGAGATGCGGTGGATCGCTGGCGAGATCCGGTTGGAGTACCAAGCCGCGCACGTGCGGTCAGAAGGAAATGCTCCGCGCCGACGGCTGCAGCCTGCGGGACGGAGGGCACTGTGATGACGAAGGGCGCCCGCCCTCTCTCGGTCTACGATGGCGGTTCTCAGGCAACCATCACCGAGAGGGGCAGACAAAATGGTCGAGTCACGCTCGTTCCCAGGTTCGGGAACCTTGGTCAAGGCTACATACGATCCCGACAGACGGCTTTTGCGCTTGTGGTTCACGAGCGCTCCTCTGCAGCCGTACGACTATCCAGGTGTGCCGGCACATATTTGGTCCGGGCTGAAATCGGCCGCATCGGCTGGCTCGTACTACAACCAGCACATTCGAGACCAGTACGGCGACCCGCGCCCACCAGTTGGTCGATGGCATCGTCGATAGCTGCTACCACACGCGAGAAGTCGGACGTCCAGCTGGTGTCAGGCGACAGCGGCAGGTCCGGCCTGTCGGTGACCACGCAGCCGCCAATGATGACGAACTCGCGCTTTGCAAGCTCCAGGGTGTCAACGACCGAAATGGTGTTGCGCCAATCTTGAGCTGGCGCATGCACGCCGTCAGGCAGAGGAGGCTGGGACCGCTGCGGCAGAACCAGGTCGGGCTCTGACTCGCTGGGGCGCCGCTTGGATTGCTGCTCAGTCATTGGACACCTCCAGGCCTCTCTCATGCGAAGCTGCCGATAGGCACTGAGCAGGCTCAGCTGTGCGTGACTCCAAGAGCTCCTGAAGCCTGCGTACCCGCCGAGATGGCAAGTCTTTGGTCACGCCTCTGGCCAAGCGCGAGAGCGTTGGCTGAGGTATGTCTGTCGCGCTGGAGATCGCGACCTGCGTCAGTCCTGATGCCAGCAAGCGCAGGAGAAGATCTTGGGCTTCCATGGGAATTCCTGTGTGAATCCCGCAATCCTATACATTCAAATTAGAATAATCAACTGGTATCTAATTCGTCTATGGATACTCTTTCATCACGCCTCAAGCTTGCACGGCAGCGGGCGAGCATGACCCAAGCAGAACTCGCTTCCAAGGTGGGCATGCGGCAAGCTGAGATCTCCAAGCTGGAATCAGGCTCCGTCGCACGCTCATCTCGAATCGTGGAACTCGCGCGAGCACTCCGCTGTGACCCCTACTGGCTTTCGACAGGCGAGGGAGAGCCTTGGGGCCAGCCAGCCGACCAAGACATGGAATTTGACGATCGCGGTGGCAACGTCGTTGGCATTGAAGTGCGGGGCGCATCAGAGTTCTACGAAGGCGACATCCAACTGCATGAGAACGACCCGTCAACGCAAGGTGTGATACTGGGTTCAGGGGTTCATAGTGGGTATGCAGTCAAGGTCAGGGGCGACCGGAACGCGCCAACGCTGAAGGACGGACAGTTCGTGGTCATTGAAGAGCGTCCAGTTCGCGAAGGCGAACTCGGGCTCTTCCACATGGAGAACGGAAACGTCCTGCTTCGTGAGCTGTTGAGAGACAGTCCGGACTCCTACCATGTCGATTCGGCACGCTGGGGAGCAAGGCAGACCTTTCCGAAGGAGACGGTGAAAAACACTGAAGCGATCGTTGCCGTCGTCTCAGCGTCTCAGTGGCGACGACTGGCGTAAAAATTTCCAGGTGAATATTCAAAAAAGATTGACACTGCATATTCCTAGATGAATACTTCGCTCCGTCAGCCCATCCCGGGCTGGTGGAGTGATGATGCCAACCACCGAACTTGCCGCCCTGCTTCAGGCGGCCCCTGAGTCCCACAGCCGGCGCTGCGCGCTGGCACTCAATGCCGTTGAGTCCAGCCGGTGGCCCGCCGCCGCATGTGGGCTGCGCACGGCCGCAACGCTCGCTGAAGACTGGGCGCAGCAGGCCCGCACGCTGGCGGACTGGTGCGACGCTCAAGGCGAGAGCGGCCGCGCCGATTCCATCGTCCCGGTCCTGCCCAGCTCCGATGATCAGGCGGCGGCTCCGCTGCTGGCGGGCCACCCCACGGCGGAATCCATTGAAGCCGGCCTGATGGCCCTGGCCCACGCCCTGGGCCGCGAACACGCGCAGCGCGTGCGCCGGGCCATGAGCGGCGTTCTCCGGGCCCAGCAGCAAACCACCACTCCTGCAGGCGCAGCAGCATGAAGCAGCTCAGCGCCCTCCTCCGCCTCACCGCCATGCGCCGCCGCGCCGGCGCCAGCGTGCCCGCCTCGCTGGCCTGGGCCGCTGCGCTGCTGTGGCGCGATTACCAGATCACCCGGCGCCGCCGGCATATCGAGCGACGCGCCGAAGTCGAGCGCGTCGCGCGCCAACGTCTCTGAACCATTTCCAACCGCAGGAGCTGACATGCCCTCCACACAACACGCGAACCAAGCAGATTCGCAACCTCACATCCTCACTTCCGCCTCATGGTCAGGACCGGTGTTGGCTCTGGACTTGGCGACAGTGCCAAGCCAGCTTCTGCACGAAATCGCTGCATCGGCGGTCCCGGTCGTTGCCGAATGGGGCAACGGCGACATCACGACCGAATACCTCCACGCCTCGCAAGCCTTGGATCGCCTGAGCTCCGCCGTCAAAGCTCTGGATGAACACTATCAGCCGATGGTGCCGGGACGCGAGGATCTCTCGAACTACGGCCTCAGGACGCAGGAAGACGATCTGGGCTACCCGGTAATCCGGGATGGCGCCATTCGCTTGGTCCATGCAAGTGACATGAACCCCATGGAAAAGGCCGCCGTTCGCAGTTGGCTGTCCTTCAACGTGAGCTGGGCTGCCGAGAGTTCCGCGAGTTTTCAAGGGCGCCTCAAGCAGTTCGACCGAGAGGTCGGCGACCAGGTACATGCCTCTATCGCGGACCCCGGCTGTGTGGAAGCGCCGGCATCGGACTGGAGACTGTGATGAAACGCGAGGCTCCATTCAAGCCCCACCCCACTCAACCAGGCGAGTTCCTGATCAATCTGGCAGGAGCTTTTCTGATGGCCGGCGATGCCGCCTACGGCGATCCAGCAGAGACCACACCCGAAGGACAAGCCGCAGCACGGTCACTCATCCAGCGCTTCCTGCGGGAAGCCACCATCGGAGGCTTCAAGCAAGGGGACACGCTGCACGCATTGCTGCGTCGCAATCAGCCCTCTCAGCGGCTGGTCAACTTGGCGACGGACGCCATGAACTGCATCCCCAACGATCTCCGCATGCGGATCCTTGAAGAGGAGATCAACGTCAAGGGTGTGGCCACGCAAGAGCGGCACGCACCAGACTATCCAGCCGACGCACTACGGCCGGGGCCTGATGGTGTCGATCCTCGCTTCTGGGCTGTGGGGCAGGAGATCCAGCGCATCAAAACTGAGCATGGCGAGCATGCGATCCATCAACCGCAGTACGGACGCTTGTTTGCTGAACTGCATCGCTACGCGCCTCCCGAGCTCCAGAAACAGATGAGCGAGAAGGCCCGCGCGCTCGGTCTGCTTCCTGCCGTAACTCATGTGGATGGCGACGGGCGTCCCGTCTACTCGTTGGAGCAAGTGGCTGAGACGCTCGGGACAACTGTCGAAGAACTGCATCGCCTCACGGTGAAGCATGCCGATGAGCTAATGGCACTCGGAGGCCTTCACACGGGGCCCGTGCATCCGCTGCAGTGAGAACGACCATGAGCGCCGACCTGCACCAACTCACCCAGCGCGCCATCAAGCTGCACACCGGCAAGCTGGGCGCCCAGCAGCCCGCAGCCCATCTCAGCGGCCCGGCCACTGCAGGCGGGCACGACTACGTCGTCCTGCGCAACATCGGTGGCGTCTTGGCCGTGTACCGCGTGCTGCCCGTGAGCCGCGCATTGAAGCGGCTCAAGCGGTGGCCGAAGGAGTTGGAGTGATGGCCACCGCGTAGCAAAAGCAGCCACACAGAAAAGGCGAAGCCCAAGAGCGCTCTAACCTGCTCCTGGGCTTCTAGATCCAGAACCCTCTCAAGGAACGAATCATGGAAGCGATTATCGCGCGCCCCGCTGCGGGCGCAACCCTGGCCACGCCCGCATCTCCCGCGCAAGGCAGAAAGGCGACTCGCGGCCCTGCCGCTTTGCGATCTGCTGCCAAGCCCGAGACCCCAGTCCCAGACTGGCGCTGCCTGGTCCGCCCTTTCCTGGACGAGGCCCACGACATCCTGCTCTCAGCGACGCACCCGACCGCGGCGCCCATGCCCCTGGGCCTGCCGTCCGAACTCGCCACCCACTCCGTCGTGGCGCTGCGGGAACTCCTGACCAACGAGGACGATAGCGCCCAATGGCAGCACTGCATCGACACCCTTCACGCGTTGCAGTGGCCGCGACATAGCATGCAGGCAGCGGTTGCGTTGCTGGGAAGTGGCGACGATGAGTCTTGCGATGCTGCCGATGTATACCGGCTTGTCAGCCGTCGGCTGGACGGTGTCTGCACCGCCCTGGAACTCGTTCATGACCTGCCTGCGATGAGCCGTGAACTGCAGCAGGCCTCCGTCGAGGCATTACAGGAGAAGCCGCGGCCACCGATCCGGCGTGAGCCGGCGGCATCTGCGGAAGACAGCCAGAGGGTATTCAACGAACTCGCTCAGCACGCGTCCACGCTCCGCGACTTCCTGCTCGACGCCCGACACGATGTTGAACGCACCGGCGACAAATCCAAGGCTGCCAACAACTTTTTGATGGCGGAGTACCTGTGCACCTTCATGGGATCGGTCTGCGACCAGATGGTGAACTTCGGCATTACTGGTGGCCCGGCCGAGTGGGCGATCAACCGAACCATCCTGACCGAAGGAGGTGCAGCATGAGCACAACCCTGGCCCAACCTACTGCGACCAAGGTCGCCGGCTCCACCAAAGCGCCTTCCAAAGCTTCTCCCCGTCACACCGGAGCAGACCTGGAGAGGCTAGCCTCAGAGGCGGAACTGCTCGGTGGACTGGTCGAATGGTGCATTACGGCTCAGGCTGTGATGGAAGGCGTTTACCAGGCCGTCGAGATTTCGCCTGCACTAAAGGCCGCCTTCGTAGAGCGGGACGTGCGGTACTCGCCGCCCGATCTAGTCAGCTACCGCGTGGATGAAAGCCTTGCGGCGTTGCTACAGCGTCAGTGCTCGCTGATCCGGCAGATGGCTGGAAGTGCCGCATGATTGCCGAAACCACCCACGCCGGCCGCTCCACCCAGGACACTCGCCCCAAAGCGCCCGCGCCATCTGCAGCCTGCCAGGCCAGCACATCCGTGCCTGACACGCTAGCTCTGGACTCCGGGATGCTTGCAGAACTCGCAACTGCACTTCACGCCGCCGGATCCCATGCGCCTGCTGGAGATGTCGCAGGCCCTGTACGTGGCAGAGCGGGAAGGAACGGGACCATGAGCTACCGCCCCTCCCCATCCAGCCTTGCGGGCCGGGTGATCGACTATCTCACCCGCAACCCGAGTGCATGCCTCACGGTCGCCACGATAGAAACACGTTTCATCAGCTTCGGCGAGATGCGCAATGTCCACGATCAGCTAGTCACGGCATGCGACTTCGGCTACCTCGAGTGGCACCCGCGCAGGGGTTCCGGTGGCACATACTGCATCGGAAGCGGATCGCCCGAAGACGACCCGCTCGCCGCTAACTGCTACCGACAACTCTCTCCGGGACTCGCCGAACTGAGCCGCGTCCTCCCATTCCGCACAGGAGGTGCAGAAGGATGAAGCCCGACCCGCTTTCTACCGAGCTGCTGCAGCCCAAGGAGCTGGCCGACCTGACGGGCACAGCGAACCTCGACCAGCAAGAGCGCATCCTCTCCCAGGATGGCATCCCATACCGCCGGCGCGGCAAGCGGATTCTGGTCAGCCGCTACCACGCCCGGGAATGGCTTTCCGGCCGGGTAGTCACGCCCTCGCGCGGGGTCAACCTGGCACTGGTGACATGA